TAATGTCGCCCTCGCCGCCAAACCCGCACGCCTCAAGCGTGGCGATGTGGTCGGCGAGTATTTCCAGCAGTGCCGCGCTCACAGCGCCACCCATACCAGCACGAGCAGGAAACCCAGCAGCCCCGCGGTTCGGCTTGTCGTGTTCATGTGTCTATCCTCGTTTATTGGTGTGAACGATGCGAACATACACAACCCGCTTGTGCATGTCAATACCTATCGCAAACTATTTTGAGACCCGCTACCGGCAGCGTGCACGCGGCGTGCGCGGCCGTAGTCGGCGCAACTGCGGGCGTCGGTACGGCGTCGGCAGCGCGCGAGCTCTAGGCGCCGCGGCGCTCGCGTACCTGGTCGCGCTCGTGTATGCACTGCATACGCATAAACGCGACCGTATGTACTGCGTCGCACCAATCCGGCGGCGCCAGTGCCCGCGACGGCCGCGCTCGCGCGCGCCGCCACGTTATCGAGAATCACTCTCATTCTCTACAACCTGCCCCTGTGCATAACTTGAGGTCGTAACGAGGTCGTAGAGCCGCAACCCCTTGACGCACACGCCTCTCTACAACCTCTACAACCTCTACAACCTATCTATATATATACGCAGGTAAGAATTCTATGCGCATAAAATACGTGTACGTGCATACGAAACGTAAGGGGTCTTGGAAATCGGTTGTAGAGTCGTAGAGGTCGTAGAGGTCGTAACCGGGCGCCCGGCTGAGGTGTACCAAGTCGAGCGGCGCGCCGTCGCCGAGCTCGTGAGGCCGGATACTGCGGTGCATTGCGAGATTGCTGCAGGGCAACAGGTTTAAGCTGTTACCGATCAATCACTTACGCGCAGCTTCGTATAATGGCTATTATGTAAAGTGCCGAAACCGCTCCGATTGCACCGTTCCAGTGCGCCAGGCGTCAACCGGGAAGGCGTTGGACGCGGAACGTGCCGAAGTGGTGCCCCGCACTTCCCCTTTCCCCCCAAAAAAAGAGGGGAGCGTTCACACCGCCGGGCGCCTGCCGGGTTGCGCTGTCGTGTGCGCGGCCCTAACATGCGCTCGCACACGGGCACGCACCGTGAGAGTCGAAAGGAAAGCCCAGCCGGGTCGTTCTGCGGGACCAAACTGAAGTTGGAGGCCGCAGCCTCTGGCTAACTGCGCACCGGCTGGGCCTCTCCTTTCGGGCTTTCACACACTGAGGGGGATGGCAATGGGCGATCAAGAAGCAGGACAGGCGATCAGGGATTTCGACATTGGGCTCGCGGTCAAGTATTTGCGGGACGGTGGCCTCGTCGCGCGCGATGGCTGGAACGGGAGGGGCATGTGGCTGGCGCTGCAGGTACCGGACGCCAACTCGAAGATGACGCGCCCGTACGTGTACATGAAAACCGTGGACGGCGACCTGGTGCCGTGGCTGTGCTCGCAATCGGACCTGCTGGCGGTCGATTGGTTTCTCGTGGCGGCCCAGGTAGGAGAGGCGCGATGAACGAATCAGTGGGTGGGTCGGCGGCAGTGCCGGCTGTTGCCGTCGAGACCGTGGGCAGCGCGAGTGATGCGCGCACGGTGAACAACGTCATGCGCCACGAGTACCGGGTGCTCACGGACCCGGAGAAGGTGGCGATGCAGACGATCAAGGACCACGGCCTGCACTTCCACAATTACCTGGCGACGCTGGGTGCGAGCCGCGAGTTGTCGCTGGCGCGGACGAAGATTGAGGAAGCCGTGATGTGGGCGGTGAAGCACCTGACGGCGTAGCCGTGCCCAACCGTAAGCAGCGGATGCAGAATCGGGCGACGGCGGAGGCCTTGCGCCGGAAGTTGCCGCCGACGCGGACGTGTCCGAACTGCGGGGAACTGAACTACGACGGGCACTTTGTGCCGCCGTCCTTCGGTCAGTCCGGTGGCTTCATCTGCAAGCGGGCCGCGCCGTGAGCGAACCCACCCGCGAGCCCTTCAAACTCGTGAACCTGCGCGTGCGCGACCTAAGTTCGGCGATCGTGGGGCTGCGGGAGTGGGCCGATAAAATCGAGCGCGGGGAAGTTGATTGCGACACGATGGTGTTAGTACTGGGAAGTATTGGCTCTCCGATGGTCGTGTGTAGTTTCGGCCTGCATGCCTCCTCGCTTGAGATCCAGGGCTGGCTGACGCGCGCTCAGGCGCACATGAACGCGATAACCTCAGGCGGTCGTGACCCAGGCTGACGTCGGCCTGCTGCTGCACTGCTTCGGGTGCGGGAAGGACAGGCCGCGGGGCTGGTTCGCGCGCTCGGGCGAGGGGCGGCGGACGAGCTGGTGCCGGGAGTGTCGACGGCCAGGCCGAGCACTCGAGGCGGCGAAGCGGCGCGGCGCCGGCGTGACGCGGTTGCCGCCGGACACGGTGACGAAGTTACTGGTGAGGCAGCGGTATCTGTGCCCGATCTGTGGCGAGCCGATCGCGCTCGGGGCGAAGATCCATCTGGACCATCGGCGGCCGGTGAGTCGGGGCGGGCGGCACGATCTGTCGAATTTGCAGGCGGTTCACGCGCGCTGTAACCTCGTTTCCGGCAAGAAATTGAAGTGAGGTAACTCGGTGCTGCTGAACGACGCCATCACCGCTGCGACGCAGGCCGGTCTCGTGGTACTGCTCCCGGTGCCGCACGCCTACAACGCCACGGTGGCGCAGGGGTCCGTGATTTCGCAGTCGCCGGCGGCCGGGGCGAGCGCCCCGCTGGGGACGCAGGTGACGCTGACCGTGAGCGATGGCCCGGCGCCCGCACCGCTGCCGACGCCGAACATCCCGAACGTCGTCGGCCTCGACATTCCCACCGCCGAGCGCGCGATAGAGCAGGCGCAGTGCAACGTCAACCCGGTGTATGTGTACCTGACCTCGAATATCTACGCGCAGGGACTGGTGGCAGCGCAGTCGCCGGCGCCGTCCGGTTCCGTGGCGCGCGGTACCGTTGTCACGCTCACGATCAGTCTCGGCATCCAACAGACCTACGCGGGAATCGGGAACGTCACTGTGCCCGTGATGCACTGATGAGCGTTATCAACGACGATGAGTTCACTAGTTTTTGCAAATCGCTGAAAATTGATAGCAAGGAAAGGGGACTCCTCTCGCTCGGCGATAACATGCTCGGCAGCCAGGTTCGGCTCTACGAGCAGATCCAACTCGGGATGCAGGAGGGCGTCAGGGAATTCGTGACGCTGAAAGCTCGACAGCTCGGCATCTCGACGTTCACGCTCGCGATGGATTTGTATTTTCTCAACAAGTATTCAGGAATATCCGGCGCGCTCGTCACGCACGATGATCGCGCGCGCGACCAGTTTCGCACCACGCTCCAGCTGTACCGCTCCGGCCTCGACGATGAGTGGCAGCGCGAAGTCGTCGACGACAACCGCAATCAACTGGTGCTGGAAAACGGCTCGCGCCTGGCGATGCGAGTCGCCGGCACGACAATGCGAAAGGGTGGCAGCACGCTCGGCCGCTCGGGCGCGCTCGTGTTCGGTCACATGACGGAGGCCGCCTTCTACGGAGATTCCGACAGTATCCACTCGCTCCGCTCGTCGTTCGCCGAGCAGAACCCGATCCGCTTCTTCCACTGGGAGTCGACGGCCAACGGCTTCAACCACTACCACGAGATGTGTCAGGAGGCGAAGAAATCCACGACGATGCGGTTTATTTTCATTTCGTGGTGGTCGAATGAATTCTACCGCGCCGCGCACGGCACTCCGATATTCGAGACCTACTGGGGGCGCACGGGTCGGCTCACGCAGACCGAGCGCATGTGGGTGAAGGATGTCAAGGCGCTGTACGGATTCGACATCGACGCCGAGCAGATCGCTTGGTATCGCTGGAAAGGTGCGGAGGACTTGACCGACGAGAACATGCTCAATCAGGAATTTCCGACGACCGAGGAAATGGCCTTCATCGCCTCCGGGTCAGCGTTTTTCCGCACGCTCCCGATTACCGAAGTCATCAAGCGCATCACCGCCGAGGAAAAGCCCTCGACCTACCGCATCGAAACCGGCACCTCGTTTATCGACACGCGCGTGTCACAGTGCAATCCCAAGAAGGCCACGCTCCATGTGTGGGCGGAGCCGGAGCCGGGCGCGTACTATTCCATCGGCTGCGACCCCGCCTACGCATCGAGCGAGTTCGCCGACTCGAGCGCGATTTCCGTGTGGCGGTGCTGGTACAACCGCATCGAGCAGGTCGCGGAGTTCGCCTCTCGCGAGACACCGACGCACGCGGTCGCATGGATTCTGGCGTACCTGGCCGGCTACTACGGCAAGGCCAGCGTTAACATCGAGGTGAACGGCCCCGGCATCTCCGTCCTCGCCGAACTCCAGAACCTGAAGCGCGCCGCGCACTCGCGCTTCGAGGGCGACAAGCCCGAAGCGATCAAGCAAGTCGTGCGCTACATGCGCCAGTACATTTATCGGCGCATCGACACGCGCAACGCCGGCTCATTGCTCCTGCACACCAAGACGACGGAGGATGTGAAGGAGCGCATGATGAACGGCTTCCGCGATTACTTCGAGCGGAACATGGCCGTCATACATTCGCGCGAACTGGTTGAGGAAATGAAGCGCGTCGTGCGAGATGGTGGAGCGCCCGGCGCGCCGGCCGGAAAGAACGACGATCGGGTAGTGTCCTCCGCGCTCGCGCTAATGTGCTGGAATGATCAACTTCGGGTGAAGCTATTGAATGAAGGTGTCATTTATCGAGAGATTGTTGCAAAAGCCGTGACCGATCCTGCATCGGTAGCCGAACGATTGGTTCAGGACTATTTTCGCGAAATAGGCATTGTTCCAGAGATTGACGGTGTTCCTCCACCTAAGAAAACAGTGGCGGCCGGTCGACCGAAGTGGAGTGCAGCAAGGGCCGGGAGTATGATGGCCTTCAGGAAAGAATAGGAATGACCACCTTACAAGAACGCTTCATATCTCGCGTCAAAGCCGTTACTGAAAACGGATGTTGGCTATGGTCTGGTTATATCGAGCCGGCAGGGTATGGACACGTGTCGATAAAAGGGAAAACGATAAGGGCTCATAGAGTAGCCTTTAAGTTGTTTAGAGGTGACGTCCCTAAAGGACAGTTGGTGTGCCATCGTTGCGATGTTCGCTCCTGCGTAAATCCAACGCATCTTTTTCTAGGGACGATCACAGACAATAATCGAGACGCCAATAATAAAGGACGCTCGATTGCGTCTAAGAGAAAGTTGCAAACCCACTGTAAGCATGGACACGAGTTCACCGAAACCAACACGTTCATCCACGACAACGGGTGCCGATATTGCCGTCGCTGTAAGGCTGATTGGCAACAGAGATACATTCAAAGAAAGAGGCTGACTCAGTGAGTCGCATCCTCAAGGAGTGGCGCTGCGCCGGGCATGGCGCTTTCGAGAACACCACGGGCCAGTGCCCGCGCGGGTGCTCGCCGCTGTTTGTGACGCGGGAGATTCGCACCGCGCCCGCCTACGAGCGCCCGAACAAGAAGTTCGTGGACAGCCAACTGAAGCTCATCGCCCAAGATTACGGCGTCACCGACCTGCAGAACGATGCGAAGGGGAACCTGTCCGCGCTCCAGATCGCGCAGAACAAGAAAAACGTGGAGTACAAGCCCGAGTGGATCGGCATACCGCACGCACCAGCCGGTTTCAGCAAGAGCGGGGACGCCGCGCCCGTGTTTGAGCCCTCCAGCCTGGGCATGACGCCATCGCCACAGGCCACCAAAGCCATGAAAGCACTGCCGAAACCGAAGCCTCACATTGTAGGGGTTTACAGGGAGTGACCGTTCTATACGACAGATTCATGGCAAAGCTGGGGCCTGTGACGGAGAAAGGGTGCTGGCTTTGGACTGGGACTACATGCAAGGGATACGGCTGTTTTAGCGTTGGCTACAAAGACACCTACCGACGATTTTATGCTCATCGCGTGTCCTTTGAGTTATTCAAGGGGGAAATTCCAGAAGGACAGTGCGTTTGTCATCACTGCGATGTGCCTGGCTGCGTGAATCCCAGTCACCTATTTATTGGAACTCACGCTGATAATGTCAGAGACATGTTCAGTAAAGGACGCGATAGGGGTATGGCATTCATAAAGAGAAATTGGACGCATTGTAAATACGGACACGAGTTCACAGAGCAAAGTAGCTACCGAGATAAGTGGGGGCGGCATTGCAGAATTTGTACTAATGCGCGGTCAGAAAAACGCAATCAGAGGTTGCGTGAAGAAAAATTGGCAAGGAGTGTGGCGTGAAAATACCAGACAGTGAGCAAGAGCGAGCAAAGTTTATCTCTGATGTAGTGTCACGCTGTACGGCGTCTAAGGAAGAAAGGTGCGAGTCCTACAGAACGCTCAAAAGCTTTTATCTGTACGGAACAGAATCAATCGGCGAGGCGTACGGGACCGTGAATAAAATCTGGTCTCACGTCGACCAAAGCGTTTCCTTTTTGTACGCGCAGGATACGACGCGCTTCTCAGTGGAACTGTCGAAGTCCGTGCCGGAAAGTGAGTACGGAAAAGTGCCGCCGCTCTCGGACGCGATGAACGACATCTGGCACTCCAGCAACACGGACGTGATCTACGGCGACACGCTGACTTGGGCCTACGTGTACGGGTCCATGTTCATCAAGCCGCGCTGGCACGTTTCGCAGATCAAGGCCGATATTGTCGAGCCGCATAACATCGGCGTGTGGCGCGAGGACATGGTGGGACTGGACAATCAGGAAGCGTTCACGCACTCGTACCTGATTCCAAAATCCCAACTCGAATACGAACTGAAAATCGGCAAGCACCCGAGCGCCTCCGCGATCCTCGAGGAAGCGGTGTTCAACGAAAGCCAGCGCGACGACTACTCGGCGGAGCCGATTGACCGCATCATCACTTCGAGCGGGCTGCCCACCATTCAGGGACAACTCAATCAGTCCATCGGACTGCGGATTGAGTACAAGCCGAAACTCTCGCAGCCAATGTGCCGGATGCACGAACTCTACGTGTACGACACCGCACTCCACGACTACCGCGTGTTCACGGTCGCAGCGCCTGGCGCGATTATCTACGATCGGCCGATCAAGAGCCTGTATCTCGAAAACGAAATCCCGCTGATCCAAGTGTGTCCGTTCCCGATTCACGACTATTTCTACGGTATCAGCGCCGTCGAACGCCTGATGGTTCTACAACTGATGAGGAACCGGCGCTGGGATCAGATTCAGCACATGATGGAATTGCAGGCCTCCCCGCCCTCGTATGCATCCGGGTTCGAGGGTGACGCGGATGAAATTCAGAACGCGATGGACACGCCGAACGGACTCGTGCTCTCTGACAATCCAGGTGGCAAGGCCGAGAAACTTCAGACGCAGATCCCGGACGACCTGTTCGCTGAAATCACCTATATTGATAGCCTTTTCGACGATCAAATGGGGACGACGAAGATTCTCTCCGGCCAAGGCGAGTCCGGCGTCCGCTCCGAAAGCCACGCCGCGCAGCTGCTGCGGGTCGGCGCGTCGCGGGCGAAAAAGCGCGCGATGATTGTCGAGGACTCCCTCGAAGAGCTGGCGACGCTGTACCTGAAGCTCCTGCAGAAATACAGCGACGCGCGCTATCGGGATGAACTCTCGCACACTGAATTCGTTGCAAGCCAATTCACAGATGAGTTCGTGGTGCGGGTCGATGCTCACAGCAACTCTCCGGTATTCATGGCGGACGCTCGGGAAACGGCGATTTTGCTGTTCAAGGCGAAGGCGATTGACCGTGGCGAACTTCTCGATCTGTTGCAGGTGCCGATGAAGGATTTGCTAAAGTACAAGTTGCGGACTAAGATCGAGCCCGCAGAAGCAGAGGCCGCGAAGAAACAGCAGGCCGCGGAAGCGGCAGGCAAGGTGACGAAACTGCGCGGCTCGAAGTGATAAGGGAACTGACGGTAGTAAGGAGATAGAGCCATGTTGAACCGCAACGTGCTGTCCCGTCGGAAGCGCAAGAGCCGACGCTAGAAGGCTGAGCCCCCTCCGCCTCGAAAGACCCCCGGCCTTAAAACCGGGGGTCTTTGCTTTTCAGTCGGTTGACAAATCGCTTGCGAGCGGCGTAGACGTGCCATCCATGCCCGATATGGCCTCTGCGACGCCGCCCAATGGACCAGGCGCTATGCCTGCTGGTGGCGGCGCGCCGATTGCGGCTGGTCCTAGCGTTGGCGGGCCATCAGCTAGTCCAATGCTCACACCTCAGAAGGCCGCGGGCCATATCGCGAGCGCGAAGGCCAAAGTGCAGGTGGCTCAGAAAATCCTGCAGCTCGCCATGCTGGAGTGTGGAATCGGCACTCCCCAAGGCAAGGCCATTCTCAAGGGACTGCACGCGCTCGTGAGCGAGTTCGGCAAGACCGAAGAAGAAGATCAGAAACTCATGCCCGCCGAAATGATGCAGGCGATGCAGAGCCAGGCCGGTCCTGGCGCGCAGCCCCCGAAACCCGCAGCGCCGCCGACTGGACCGGCCGGCGCTCCACCGACGATGCAGTAGACAGGAGTTCGACATGAGTAACAAGTTCCTCGGCCCCGTCCAAGGTCTCACTATCCGAGAGCCGACTGATGCTTCGCTCACGAAGGGCAACATCGAGAATCCGCCGCGCTTCGCCAACCTGGGTATGGGCGGCCTGAATTCCGGCAGCGTCGCTGGCTCCAACAAGAACAAGTTCGCGGTGAAGCCGCCGGGCGCGACGCAGCGAGCGATCGTGAGCAGACAGAATGCGGATTCCAAGGGCGATAGAGGGTAGCCGCTATGCCATCATTTGAGGAAATGTCCGATGAGCAGCGAGCGAGCCTAGGGCGCGCGGCCTTCAAACTGTTCCACAACCCTGAAGTCAGCGCGCGAGCGAAGCGATTGCTGACGGAAGCGGACCCCACGATTCGGTTCCCCGAGCTCGACCAGGAAAAGGTCATCAGCGAGCAGCTGTCCGAGCGCGACAAGAAAATCGCGGATCTGGAAACACGCCAGATTCAGGAGGCCGCCGAACGACGGCGAGAAAAGAGCCACGCGGAAGCGCGCGCTCGCGGCCTTGATCCGGCCGCCGTCGAGGATGCCATCGTCAAGCGAAAGATCGGGGACTGGGACACGGCGATGGAATTCGTGGAGATGAGCACCAAGCTCGCCGCCTCCACGCCCGCGAGTTTCGATCGGCCGAACTCGATGGAGATGCCCGACAACAAGGAACTGTGGAAGAACCCGGCGCAGTGGGCGCGGGGTCAGGCCCACGACGAAATCGACAAAATTCTCAAGCAACGCCGCGCTGGATAACGGAGTAAGAAACCATGTTAGGTACAGGAATAGTCCCGGCAGCAGTCCCATACGGAAATGAGTTAGCTGCGGTCACTCGCCGTGGTTTCGTCCCAAAAATGGTAGTGCAAATCTACCAATCCTCTCCGGTACTCGCCGCGCTGCTCACGCAGGCGCAGCCGTGTACGGGCGGTGTCTCATCCGTTTCCGTCCCAGTGCAGGGCGCGCCGATGACGACCTCGCAGTGGACGGGCTACACCGGCTCGTTCAACACGCCGGCGCAGCAGCAGGGCGCATTCCTCGGTGAGTTCAACGTCAAGGCGCTGATTACGCCGGTGACGTTCCTCGGCCTCGAGGGGGCGCTGCAGCTGAACCACGCGATCGTACCGCTGCTCGAGGCGCGCATGAACGACGCCGGCAACAACGGCGCCGCGGCGCTGCAGAACTCTCTGTACAACAACGCCAGCAACACCACGCAGCTGGTCGGCTTCCCCGGCGCTGTCGATGACGGCACGAACGCTGCGACCTACGGCAACCTCGCGCGCTCGAATGCGTGGTGGCAAAGCAAGACGTATGCGGCCGGCGCGGTCGCACCGACCCGCTCGCTCGTCATGCACTACATCGTCGGCTGCCAGAAGTACGGCAGCGAGAACCCGACGATGGGCGTCATGGG